AATCTCGTCCCGAACGCTCCGGGGACGTGTTTCACACCATGTACCAGGACGCAAAGGAGGGGAACTCCGCGTCAGTGGCCTTCTTCGTGCCATGGTTCTCGGACGAGGAGCACGACTGGCCCATCTCGCGCCCGCTGTGGGATAACGCACCCGCCGCCATGGGGTATGACGACTTCCCCCTCAACGCCTCGGACGCGCTCATCAAGGACACCCACGGGCTCTCATGGTCGCAGATGCGGTATTGGAAATATGCACTCGACTTGGCTGGCGGCGACGAGGAGATGCGCGCCTCACAGATGGCAACCGATGACACCACCTGCTGGAGGCTGGCAGGGAGCCCCGTGGTGCCCATGGGCATACTCGACTCACTCATGGATCAGGTAAGGCCACCGCTTCCAAAGGACCTCTACCCGGAGAAGGACGACCTGGGCGGTATGCTCCGTCTCTGGCTCCGTCCTCAGCTTGGTGAGGCATACGCCATCTACGCAGACCCCGCAGAGGGCTATGTTACTTCCCACGATACAGCGATTGTCATACGCAGGGCACGGGACTGGGCATATGTAGGCGAGGTACGTGGGAAGATAAGCCCCGAGGATACGGGCCGTCTCATGGTCAAGCTGGGACGACACTTCGGGAACGCACTCCTCGGCTGGGAGAGAGAGCCGCGCAGCGCCGGGATACGGGTTATCGCCATCGACCAGCACCGCTACCCCAATATCTTCACCTTCCGAGAGAAGAAGTGGGGACACCCCGACAACGAGCCGGGTCTACCCGTTACACGGTGGACAAAGGATGGGATTATCCAGTCCGTGATAGACTTTATGTCCAGTGGAGAGTATCAGGCCCCTAGCGCGGTCCTCGTAGAGCAGTATTCCATGCTCCAGAGAGAAACACGCTACAGCGCACGGGACGACAAGGTGCAGAATACCTATAACACGGCTCGGCTCGACCTACTCATGGCTGACGCGGGATGCTTCCAGATGAGAGACCAGGCACTGAGGCTCAACCGGCGCGTCCTGGCAACAAAACCCCCGGAGTACCTCCTGCCGCCATATCTGAGGTGATGAGGGAGTAGATAATGGCTCAGACGCTTAGCTCGAACGACCACATCATACTGAGGACGCTAGATAGCGCACGCGATATCTATGCTTCACGAAACCAACGTATCCGAGAGTCCTACGAGATGTACTACCAGTTCGATAAGCTACAGTCCGAAGGTGCCAAGACCATATCCACCAGTGACGTGCGCGCCGCAGCGGACATGGCGATCCACCTCCTCTCCCGTCACGGACACAGGGAACGCCTTCCCAAAAGCCTACAGGACGTCTCCCAGCAGACAATGCGGGACAAAGCGGAACGCGCTGTCAAAGGCTGGTGGAGAAACGTGGACTTCGGGCCGCACGGGTATCTCAGACAGGGTAGGAGCTGGCACCAACGCGAGCTGGGGGCGTGGCAGGTCATCACTGGGTGGGCCATCCAGTACACTGCGCTCATCCCAGGGGCGGACGGGAGCCCTATACCAATCGCGAACCTGCTGGACGTCTCCAGCGTCTACCCATTCTGGGACGGCCCGTACCAGGAGCTGAGCCACCTGGGGTATGTTTACAGGACGTCAGGGCGCCGCCTCAAGACAATGGCTCTTGTAGGTGCGTTCCCTATCGACGAGAACATACCTGACGACGCCGAAGTCTCGATACTGGACTATTGGGAGGAACGCTACAACCCACAGGACCGTAAGCAGCCTGATGTCCTCAACACCGTCTTCTACTCCATTGGCACACATTCTTCCCTCCCCGGTGCGTCAGGGAGTTGGGTGCTCCTTCGTGAGTCCTTCAACCTATCACCCAACTCCGTAGGAAAGATCAACGGCTTTCCCTGTCTCCCTTTCATCGTGCTCCGTGCCGATAACGTACCCATTGCGTCGGCCTACGAGCAGGGACAGGCAGGACTCCACTCACTCACGACGGGTGGGCTCATCGGGCCGATGAAGAAGGAGTGGGAGGCGCTCAACGAGGTCATCTCCACCTTCTGGCAAGACCTGAAAGAGGCGCTCAAGGACACGATGACCCTCGCGATACACTCCCCAGGAGGGCAGGACACCTTCACGGACTCGGAAAGAGGGCGCATCAAGCAGCTCGACTCGGACACGGGGCTATCACATCCCATCGCACGTAACCCGATAATGAGCCCGGTCAACGTCATGGTGGACTACCTACGCTCCCGTCTCTCTCACCTCTCGTTTACCTCCGAGGTGTTCGGGGATATGACCCGCGCCCTTTCGGGGGTCAGCCTCAAAACAGCACAGGAGGCGGCACGCACCCCTGTGGAGCCGTATAAGACCGGCGGAGAGTTCCTCTACGGCGAGACTGGGAGGCTCTGGTTGGACGAGTACGCGAGGCGGTGGGCAAACTCCAGCAGGGGGAGGATACGGGTGCAGGGGCAAGACCCACGGCTGGGCTTCTACGATGAGGACTTCTCCCCGGAGGATATGCCCGATAGCACGTTCATGATCTCGGAGATAGACCTTGCACTCCCCGCTGATGAGATGATGCAGGCCAACATCTTCCGTGCGCTCAACCCCAATGCGAAGATGTCCCTCTCCTACCTACGTGAGAACGTCATGAACGTCCCAGACATGAAGCTGGAGGCCGAGCAGCTCGCTGCGGACAACGTGGAGCAGTCTCCGGTGATGATAAATACCGAGGTAGCTCGGAAGATGTTTGAGATAGCAGAAGCCGCCGAGACCGATGGTGATGCCCGCAAAGCTACGATATTCGCCTTGGCAGGCCAGGAGCTGATGATGTCACTCCTCCCGCAACAAGGACGCGGCGTCCCAGAGCGGCCCGGGCAGGGGCCGCCAGAGGCTGGAGGGGTGAGGAGCAACCAGGGAGGTACGGAGCCAGCCCTCTCCCCGGCCAACATGCCCACAGAGCCCGGTGAGATAGCCGCCCCGGCGGGCGGCGGGCCTATGGGGCAAATAGAGAGGAATATCTAATGGGGCAAATGAACGAATACTTCGGAGAGGGCGTCCCTATAGAAGGAAACCAAGAGTTAATAGAAAATCTGCAACAGCTCATTGCGGACCTCGAAGAGGAGGAAAAGGGACTACCTGGGAGCGCGGAGACTTGGACAGAAGGCGAAAAACGCCTGAAAGAGGTAAGGGCTAACCTAGAGACATACCACACCGCTATAGAAGACGTCCGTACCTCCATAGAGTCACGGAAAGAGGAGGGGAAAAGAGAGGAACAGAGGAGACGCCAAAGGCAAGAGCAGGACTACACATCCCGCCTATTGAAGGACGCTGCCGCCTTCAAGGGAAGCGCTCTCAGCCATAACCAGATCAACCAGGTGGGCCGTGTTATTAGGTCACGTATTCCACTGCGCTATCATATCCATGGAGACCCAAGTAGACAAGCTAGGGGTGCGTCACAGATAACCGACCCATTCGTGAGGTCGTGGCAGAGCGCCATTGGAGAACAGCAACGGGAAGGCGTCAGCACATTCTCAGAGTTCGTGAAGCCGATCGGCCCCCCCGCGCCCAAGGATTTAGGACCTACCCAACCGCCCCAACCGCAGCCGGATATCGGTCCCGCCACGCCCTGGAATGAGTTGACGGACTTCCCAATTTCCAACGACCAAAGGGAAACACTGCGAGACATCGTTGTAACAATGACTGATTTGGAGACAGACCCAACTCGTGTTACGGACGCCATCTTGGATAATGTGATTCGTCACATTCGGACTTCAGAGTCGCTGAATGGCCGCCTTCCTATAACTACAGAGGATATTGGGCAAATCTTTCAGGCATTGACTGGCGAGATAAGGACAGATGGTTTGAGCGAATTAAACTCACATCGGTATTGGAACTTTGATGCGTCAATCAATTCTACCGATGGGGTGATGGATCTACAGGACGAAATAAATGACTTAGCAATAATGGATAAGGACGGCGATTTAGACCCAGACCGGATCGAGATGAAGATATCCCAGGAACTGTCTCGGATCATCAAGAATGAGGGCGCATGGGGAGATGATGAAGTCAGACCCGGAGAGTTAGCCGCCCATGTAGCTGGCATAGCGCAGCGAATATACGGTGATATCGTTGGCGATTTGTTGGGGCTCCCAATGGACATGTTGAACAACCCCAGGGCGTGGGGATCAAAGATAAACGAGTATGTCCGTACTAAGGCTAAAGAGATAATTGAATCCGGTGGCCTCAGCAATCATATGAAAGCCCCGCTCAGTACGATCCAAAAGGTGAGACAGCACATCTCTGCTAGTGGTCTCTTGCCAGATGATCCTACCGATGAATGGCGAACTCAGATAGAGCCTATAGCGACAGCGGTAGAAAAAGCAATGAACGATTTGAAGATCGCTGGAAAAGACCAGAAAACTATCGACGAAGAGACGCCTGGGATTATCGCTAGGGTGGTGGAAAAACGGCTCAAGAGCGAGGCGGATATTATCTCGACCAATGAGGCCGAGAGGCTGGCCGGGATTGACCTTCGTACCCGCTTTGACGCTGTGAGCGGACGCCCTAAGCGCCTTACTTTCGAGCATACCGACGATATAGACTTTTTACTAAACCGAGCATTTGAGATAAGCAAGCGCCGTTACAACACGGCAGTTGCGTTGGACGAGAAGCCCAGCTTTGAGGCTATAGCTACTAAAGAGGTAGCTAAAGCCAAGAGCCAAGTTGGGCAAATCTCTGGGGCGGCAGCGGCCACGTTTGGTGCACAGCCACCTGGGATGGTAGATCGCCGAACTCCTCGCAAGAAGGGTGAGGAGATACCAGAAGATGAGGCAGCATTCATTGAAGAGTTCTTTGATGAGTGGGGACGTTACCCAGGCGAAGGCGAGGGCGGTAATTGGGCAATGGACGTGAGACTGCATGAGACTTGGAAACGTCAGGAAGCACACAAAAAACAGGTGGATATCGACAGGCAAAAGACTGTAGATGAGCAGCAACGGGAGAGAGAACAGTTGGGCGAGGACCCGATGTCCGATGAAGAGATAGAAGACTTCATGGCAAGCCCATATACTGTAGATGAGCAGCGGAAGCCAGAAGGTCTAACCCCCAAGCAGGTCGCGGAAACGCCGTCAGGTCAGGCACAAATGGCAGCTACCAGTCGCGATTTTAGTAGGGAGGGTATTCGGGCAATCCAACGAGGGGAGGCGCAACGACTGGAGGAGGAACGCAAGCGACTGGCACTAGAAAAAGAGGAACGTCAGAAGCTAGAAGCCCAGCCGAGACGGATCGGAGGGAGGGTGCGCTAATGCCACATGATCCAAAGCCACAGGGCATCGTCAACGGCATCTTTGCCGATACCGAGAGTCTGGTGAGAGACCGTATAGAAGAAGAGGACGGTGATGGCTTACTTGGGCGTCTCCTAGGGCCGTTTGCTCGTGCTCATGAGGTTATTTCTCGACCAACCCGTAGCGTGTTAGGCTTTGCCAAAGCTGAGATTGAGGCGCAACGCCAGCTTACCGAAGAGCGTGGGGACGATCTTTCTTGGGGTCAGCGTATATTCGGCGCAGGGGTTCCTGGCCTTGCAAGCATGGCTGACCCACGGCTACGTGAACGCAGGAAAGCCATCACCACCGAGGCTGGCGGTGCATACCAATACTTCGATAACTTGAAGAGTTCCTTCCCTGGTGAGAAGTTCATCCTAGAGACTGTTTTTGACCCACTCAACCTTCTATTCGTTATCCCACCACTTGGTGTCGCTCAGGCGGCCTTGCGAGCTGCTAGGGCAGGGCGTACTGCTGGCAGTATTGCTCAGCGAGCCCGGGCAGCTCGGGCTGCCCTTCCAATCCCGAAACCGCTGATCGGGAAGGAATCCCTAGCTCAGCTTCCATCGAATAGCCAGTTGAAGGCCGAGGGCTTCACCATGAATATGTTCCGTCGGATGGCGAACACCGTCCGTAAAGCAGAAAGTGGTGCTCTCCCACTTCTCGCCAAGCCGCTAAACATTGTGAACCCTTCTGGCATTGTAGACCTAGCTCGGGCGGGCGACCAGCCAACCATCGAGATGTTCTTGCACAAACGGCTGCAAGACTCCGCAGATAACGTCATCGCCAGGGATATCGCTCCTATCAAGGTACTGGAGCAGACCGGCATCTTTGAGCCTTTCGCCAAGGATGGTAACCTCTACGTGCGGGCCACGCGAAAAGCAGCAGCTCAGGCTGAGGACGTCCCTTTGGGGGACGTTATGGAGCGCTTCGGAAGTTTCAATTTGAATGAAGCGGAACTGGGTCTTATTAAGGTTGCTGACGAATTGATTGATGCCTACGCAGGGGCGGCAGTGCGTGAAGGGGTAGACGTTCCATTCCTCATATTCGGCAAAGGCGAGCATTACTTTCCCCGTATCGTCACTGCCATCAAAGATATCCAGAACCACCGTTCGTGGGTATCAGGCGGTGGAGTTGGAGCAAAGCCCAGCTTCACACGGACCCGCCTCCATGAGTTCGTTGAGGAGGCTATTCAGAACGATGTCAAATATCTTGGCGTCGGCTCCCGCACCCCAATTTCGGACATCCTAGAGACCTACATGAAGTCAATGATGAAGACCCGAATGGATAAACGCCTTGCCAATGGCTTAAGGCCTATGGGTACGCTGCTCAAAGAGCGATACCCGGTAGAGTTAGCTAGACGGGCTGTCCATACATTGAACTTTGTACGCATAGGCAAGCACGCTGTACGCAATCTAAATGACGCCTTTCATGGTAAGAGGCTTGCTAGTGCCGAGATTGGCACCATAGCCCGGTTCAGCCCTGAGCTTGGGGAGCGTCTCCGTGCGGTTAACAAGCTCACCTCCATGGAGGAAATGATAAAAGCCATTGACCCAACCCTAGAGAGGGCGTTGAGATCGCAAAGGATAAGCCAGCAGCGTCGGCTACAACTGCATGATATAGCCCAAGAGAAGACACAGTGGTTGAAATTGCAACGGGCTAAGCGCGACACTCAGCTTCTCGAAATCAAGAACGCCGCAGATTTTATGCTGGAGGAGGCGAAGATGGTTGCCAGAGAGGCAGCCTCCGTCCGCAAGCAGGCGATAGCGAGAGTGGCGAGACCACTTGGGCTGGCACCTATCCCGCACCCAGCATTCTCTGGGCGGCTCTTCCCACAGGAGATGGTTGACAGGGTTGTTAAGGAGCTAAACCCAGAGGTGAACAGCCTCCTACAGAACGTGGGTGATGTGGGGAACCTGATGCGGCTTGGGTCGCTGACCCTGGACGCCGGTTTCCCACTTATCCAGGGCCTTATGGTGCTACCCAGAGCACCAATCACATGGGTGAAGGCAGTTAAGGAGTCCTTTATGGCCTTAATTGACCCAAAGGTACAGCAGGCATTCATAGCCAATCCGACGAACCAGGCGACTCTTGCTTTCTTCCAGGGACGTATACACCTGGGGTCTAACGAGTTCACGCAAGCTATTCAGGCGGGGGTGGGTCAACGACCAGGAATAGCCCTCCGTATCGCGGAGAGAGTCCCGTTAGCGGGAGCGACCTTGAAGCACGTATTTGGACGGGCGCAGGCATCCTTTGAGACATTCTTTGATGTGGCACGCGTCAAGATGGCCGAAGGTTTCATCCCAATGGTGAACTCTGGGAGGGCGAACCTAGATGAGGTAGCCTCGTTTGTCAATAAAATGACAGGAGTCACCTCCAGCAGGGGACTCGGGGTCTCAGCCACTCAGATAGAAGTGGAGGCCTCTGCCTTCTTCTTGGCACCGAGGTATACCAGGGCCACCTTCGCCCTCATGGCCGACGCTTTCCAGGGCGGCTTCCGTGGAGATCAGGCAAGGAAATCATTGGGAGCGTTCTTCGGCGGCACGGCGGCGGCCTATGTAGGCATGGCGTATGCGCTTGGACAGGAGCCGAAACTCGACCCCAGAGCTACCAGCGATGGCGGCGACGGCGGCCGCTTTATGACCGTTGAAATTGGAGGCCAGCACATCGGTCTTGGCTCCAAGCCATACTCCATGATTAGGACGCTCATAAAGATGGGCGG